TTTGTTAGCAACCTCAAACCTGCGCCCGTTGAGTTCCGTCATCCCGACGATTCCGCTGATTACGACATGGTCCCCGTTGGACAGGCTGTGTCCAGTCGCAGTGACAACAGCAGGATTGGCCTGCGTCACTCCGCTGATGGTTTCATTCGTGGACGTGACAACCCCGCTCTGCTTGTAAACGCGGGCGTAGAGGTTGCCCAACTCAAGGATGTATGCCTGAGTCGTGGAGAACTCAAACTCAACCAATCTCACTTTTGCAGAACTTGAATTCCAACCGACGATGTCAGTGTCCTTAGTTTCAAGGATCATCTGCGTCCCAGAGCGGCGAAACGCGCCGCCTTGCGGCTTGACGATGAAGTTCTCCAACTTCTCCGCGCCGTTGAAATACTTCTGGATGTCCTCGCGAGCGCGCAGCAGCGGCGAAAGCTCGCCTGCTGTAAAGTTTGTTTGGAGTGTGTGTGAGCGTCCCATTAGGTCAGGCCACGCACTGTGTCAACGCCGCCACTGCGGGCATCTTCCAGCGCAAAGCTGGTTGCGCTTAGTCCGGCAATCTGACCGGAGTCGGCGTGTCTCGCCTTCGCCAGGGCTTTTTCAAAGTCGTTCCAAAGGCGCTCCTTCTCCCTGCGCCCAGTGTTGCCCTGAATCAATGCCATGCACATCCACCAAGCGAGGTAGATTGCAAGTGCGTTTGCCGCCAATGGCGGAATGTCTGACACCGACACATCGTTCTGGATGTAGCGGATGTAGAGGGTGTCAGAGTTGGAAAGTATGGTGCGTCCCTCGATCTTGTAGTCGTCGTAGGGCTGCGTGCCCTGCCCCGGAGGAAACACGTAAATCGCATCTGATGGGAATGCGTGCTCGTAGGTGTAATTGTGGTCGGGCGTGTTTGCCGTAGGCGAGGTCGTTGTCCTGGTCGTGGCAAACGTCCACGGGTGCATACATAGGAACGCCTCAAGGCAAACGTCCCAGCCTGCGCGAACAGCGCGGCCAGAGGCAGTCTCAGCCTCGATCCGCGTAATGGTAGGAGCCCCGAGATTCATCAGGGCCAAATTGCTGATCGTGACTTGAGTTGCCATAGAAAAGCCCTGCCGGGGCTGTTATGCCCCGGCAGGGGATTGAGTGTTACGAAATGTCAACGTAACCGTCGATGTCCTTGTCGGAAGCAGGCGCGTTGGTGCTGACAGTGTCCTCATGGGTCATTGTCAGGTAGCAGTCCTTCACCAACTCGTAGCCGGGATTGTCTTCCTGCAAGACGCCGAACTCAGCTTCGCCAGCGGCCGCAACAGCAACCTGCGCCGTGGTGAAAAAGTCGGGGTCATCGGAATTGGTCCCGTCGTACGTGCCGTCGCCGTCCGCTCCTTCAAGGCCGAAGTCAACGACCTGGTTGGAGCCAATCGCCTCAAAGAACAACTTTCCGCCCCAGATGCGCGTCCCTTTCGGGAGCAGCACCAAGCGAATGGTGTCCAATTCAGCAATTGCGCTGGTCGGGTCATCGGTCGTGTTGTAGGTCCACGACTCGCGGCGAAGCGCGTCCGCACGATTCCGCTCCTTCGGCCCGTAATTCGGGGCGACAAAAGCGGCCAACTGTTCAGAATTGTAAGTAGCCATCTGTCAGTCCTTTCTCGTTTAGGATTCGGTGCATTGAATTTCCACGACCTTCTCCTCATACATGCGGGTCGCGCCGAAGGTGGCGCGTGCATACACTTGGATGGCGTTGCTCATGTCATTCCGAACGCTGATGTCCGTCTCGATGTCGATGCCGACACCCAAGAGCAGACCGCTACGCGACCAGGCAATGCAGGAGCGGGTAGAGCCCGAAATGTCAATCAGCTCAGTCCGAATGAACGTGAAGCCGAGGAACGTATTCACTTCGCCCTGAACCAACGCCTTGACGGAGTTGTAGTCAGTGCTAGTGACCTCAGTCGTGCCCAGCAGATCATCGATCTGTTGGGCCGTGCAGGCGATGAAGCGGGGCTCATCACCAACCTCGTTGGAGTCGAGGATCTTCTTTGCTGCCCGAAGCTTGGCAACGGTCATTCCAGCCGAACCGTGCGCGATCTGTTGAGTCGCGGTCGGGAACGTGGTGGAAGTTCCGCCAGTCTCGCCCTCATAGGCCGTTCCGAAGGCAGCCGAGATGACTTGATTGTCCATCTCGCGTCCGAGCGAGTAAATCGCATTCTGGACGTAGGCCGATTCAGGGTTGGCCGTAGCGCGGATGACATCCTGTTTGTCGATCATGTCGGCAAAGTGGAAGTCGCGCATATCAACACGCCGACGAACGTGCGGGGTGTCAATCTGCGGGGTGGGCGCGTGGCGGGAGGTTTTCTCAACAGCGGAAACGCTGTTGACCCGGTCGAAGTAACCATACTTCGCATTTACAGACTCAACACGAACCGCTGGGCGCAATCGGGAGCCCTGCTGTTGCAGGCCGATCTCCAGCATGTCGTGGTAAGACTGCTTAAAGGAGGTGCTAATTTCTGAAGACATTGTAGGTAGCCTTTCTCTTGCAATCGTTTCGGATCGGTTGAGCTACCCACAAATGCGGACTCTCCCATAACAGCTTTTCTCCGCTGCTGGAAGGCGGGGCTTTCCCCGCTGTCACTGGGCTCGACGTGTCAAGTTGTCCAGATATGATGATGCGTAACAAGTATTCAGGAATTGGTCAAGCAACAAAAATGCCCCGCCTCGGTAAAAACAAAGAAAACCCGAGGCGGGGCAAGGGAGAAGGGGCTCCCTAATCCTTGTAAGCGAGGCGATACAGGTTCTCGTTCTCGGCTCGCAACGCCTTTGCCGCAACTTGCTCGTCCTCGCGCAGGTTGTAAAGCGGCGTGGTCAAAAGTCGCACCTTTTCACGGTCTTGTCGATTCTGTTCAAGTTGCAACTTGGCGCGAGCCTGCGGACTCACAGAGGGCGCGCCAGATGAACCTCCAACGACATCCTCCTTGAACTCCTCGCCGACGTTGGCGATGAACTTCACAAGGGCGGGGTTGTTACCGAACTCAGAATTATTCAGCAACTCGAAAAACGCATCGTCACCAAATTTGCTCGCAATACCCTTAACCAACTCCATCTGAGTGTCGTAGTTGTCGCCCCACTCGGCTTTCAGCGCGGCGGTCGCCTCTTCGGCAAATTGCGCCTTGCTGCTCTGCGTGGCTTGATCCTGCTCAATTTGACGGGTGATGTAGTCCTTCAGAAGCTGCTTGCCAGCCTTGTCGGAGATGCCCAGCTTGTGGAACTGGTCAGTCGCCCACTTGACTTGATCCTGGTCAAGCTCCACGCCTTCGGGCAGTTCCAGCCCTTCGGCGTAGGCTTCAGCCTTCTCGGGCCTGCCCAGTTTAGAGTAGAACTTGTCGTAGTCCTCGTCCTTCCAGTCGTCTTGAGGCAGATCCACTCGGGGCTTACCGAGCATTTTGTTCAGTTCAACGTGGCTTTTGAGAAGCCCACCCATGTCCTTGTAGGACGAGAACACCGCATTGTCGCGGTATTCCTCGGGCAGTGTCTCAACAAATGGTGTGTCGTTGTCGTCGCTCATTGGGTTTCTTCCTGTTGGTGGGTTTTCAGCATTTCAAGTATGGCCGCTTCGTCCTTGTTGCAGAGCGCGAGGATGTCCAGCGCAAGACTGCGCCGACCCTCGTTGAACTCTGTCAAGCCCCTGGTATCCATCGAAGGTTGGAACACAAAGCCCATCTTAGCGATGTGTTGCAGCACTTCTTGCCCCTCCGGGGTTTTGAATACAGCCTGGAACGAGCGGTTTTTGCCGAGAGTCTTATTGATCAACTGCTGCCAGTTCATCAGTCGCCTTCGGCTTTACGGCTCCTTCGGGGTAGGGAATCAGCACCTGATAAGGGCCTTCGACTTTGTTAACGGGATACTCCGAGCGCAAAATAGCGCGGTCCATCTCCTTCGCGTTGGCAAATGGCCCGATAACGACAGTATTCCCCGAGGGGTTGGCTACAGCGGCAATCAGCACCGAATGGCAATTCCGCTCCGTATGGGTTTTTAGTTGCTTTAGGGTTTTCATTGGGAAATCGCCTGCGCCTGTGCAATGTCTTTGATTGCACTAGCCGCTGGCTGCGCCGCCTGGGCCATCTCTTGCATCTGCTGGCTCTGCTGTTTTTGGGCGCGAATTTCTTCAACCTCTTCGCTGGGGCGCAGAATCGCGGTCGGAACCTGCCTCGCCCTAGCAAGTTCAGCCGACAGCGCGTCAGGGTCGATCTTGTCCAGAATGTCAGGATATGCCTGCGCAAGCGCGACTAGATCCTCTGTGTATCCACGCATTGAATCAGCCCTGACGCTGAATTGTGCGGCTGCGGCGGGAGATTGGTAGCGCACGCGCAAGCGTGTGCCCTGAAGCGCAGACGGGGCATCTGGGATGCGATCGTGC